TATTAATAATCGATTCAGTTGCAATTGTATGCTCTTTTAAACCAAAAGAATAGAATTTAAAAGCATCAAACAACTCTCCTTGTGTTGTATCTATTAACGGTAGATTTTGAGCTATTCTCTTGGAATACTCAGCTGGAGTTATTTTTTTTATTGTATTGTCTATAGCAGCATATTGTGATTTTAATTTGCTATATTTTTTATAATCTATATTTCTAACCCATCTAGCAGCAGAATCATTGAACATTTTTTGACGACTCATTTCAGCGAAATCATCAATTGTTCCCTTTTTTACAGTTATAGCACCTGTTTTTGCATCTACTTTTGCAACTTTGACATTATGGTTTTTTATTTCTGAAAAATCTTCTAAGTATCTAACATTTGTATTTTTTGCTTTATTATTGTATTCTCCGACTACTTCACCTTGTCCTAACATATAAGCTACAGAATCTAAGCTTTCATGAAATGTGAATATTTGTTTTGCACCTAAAGTTTCGACACTCTCTTTTTGGCTGGTAATAGGTGTATGTATTATCATGTACATACCATTAACGGCCATATTATCATAAGTTTTTAATTCTGGAGAGTCTGGTTGAAAGTATGTTTTTAGTTGTTTTGTATCTAAAGCTACAACTTGTCGAGTATAAAGTCCTCTTTTTTTTGGACCAACTTGATTGAAACTTTGTTTTTTTACTCCATTTTGTCCCACTTCATACCCATTAAGTGTTTTGTATGTAGCAGAAACAGGATCATAAACAAATCCTAATCCACCTTTTTTGTTAAAATTATTTATCATATAAGTAGAGTTAACAGAGAATAGTTGTTCATTAGCTCCTTTATATTTATGAATAGGAGCATTAGCTGAGTCTTTCATTACTGTTTGAAGTTGAGAAAACATTCTATCAAATAAGGTTTCATTACTACCTTTTATAGTTTCATGGAAAAATCCTTGTGCCATTATTTGTTCATCATCGTATGCAATATGAGCAAGTCTTCCTTCATAAAGTTCAGGATGAGTAGATTTCATTATATGCTCTAATGTATTAAGTCCTTTGTCTGATTTTGAATTATCAATACCTAAATGATCTTTTCCAAGAATATCAGATAGAAAACGTTTTAATGAATATGTATCTAAATGAGTGTTATTAGTTGTATCAATATGAAGATAACTATCTAATCCTATTTTCTTAGCTGTCTTTGGAGATGCAATAAATTGATTTAAGATAGGAATATCGTATTCTATACTATTATGTCCAACTATACCAGTTTTTTCGTCATTAATAATACCAACTACTTTTTTCATATCTTCTCTTATTTTGTAAAAACCTGTTTTGCTTTGTGCAGATCCTATTTTTTCATACAAATCTACACCTCGATATGCAGCTGCAAGAGAAGATTTTGTATTAGCAATTTCTTGTTCAGTAGGCATATTAGTAAAAACCCATTGAGATCCATCTCCTGCGATATCTTCTATGCTTACTTTGCTATGTCCGACTAAACTAAATCTATCAAGAATTACTTGATCTCTATTATTTAAAGGACCAGTTCGTCCAATTCTTTCTAATTCGTTTCGCCAATAGTTTACTTCTTTTTCATTGAATCCTACTATGTTTCTGATTTCATCGATTACTTTCCCTGAACTATTATGAAGTGAAAAAGAATATTCTGTTATAGTATCTAACACCTGTATTCCTGCTCCATTTTGTCCTGCTAAAGTTTCTGTATCAAAAGATAAATATTCCCCGCCTTGATCGAGAATGTCTTTGAATTTTTCAGCAGCTTTTAATATTCTGGGTATACTCGTAGAATTGTTTAAATTAGAATTTTGAAATATAATGTCTGTATCAAGTGGCATTTTTTTTATTATTATATTTTCTGATTTTTTTATTACTTGTTGTAATAATTCTTTACCTGTTTGTTTCGTTGGAGATATATCACTGAATGAATGTAATGTTTGAAAAAAAGCTTGATTATTGATATTTTCTAATAAAGGAAGTAACCCTGGTAAATTTTTTTGTTTTGTTGCTTTTTCGGCAATATTATTTAAAGCATCTGAATATCCTGTTTCTATATATGTAGAGGTATTTAGATTCTTTAATGTTTGTGTAATTGCAGATTTATTAAAACCAGCTCTTTTCTTGTTAATTTTAACATTATTTTTTATATCATGAGAAGACAAAGACATTTTATCACACCTTTTTTCTTTTATATTATAATACTAATAAAAAAAAGCTTACTACAAGATAAATGTTGTAAGCTTTTTTTTATTAGTATTATTCAGAAGTTTCTAGTTCTATCTTTTGACCTTTTTCATCAAGTATTCCTTGAGCTTGCCCCATTTCAACAAGCAATCTATATTCTCCTTGCAATTTCAATGCTTCTTGTTGTAATTCTTGTATATAGCCTTGATGCTCTGCTATCCCTTTATTTATTTGTTCATTTTTTTCAAATGCTTGATCTATTCTTTTTAGAATATCCATTTTCCGCCCCCCTTTTTATTTTTTGTTTTTATAGTCACATATAGCTTACTATATATTTCTATAAATGTCAAATCTAATTATCTTTATTGTCATTTAGAAGTTTTTCACTTTGCTGTATAAGAGACAATAAGGCTTTCTTCATAAGTTGAGAAGAAAATTTTTGTCCTGCATAACCAGCATAACCTGCTCCACTTAACGCAATGTATGGATTAGAAATATCGTTTATTAAACCTTTTAAAAACAACCCAATCATTGTGCCACTAAAGCCAGAACTTATCCAAGAAACAAGGTATTCTATAAAACGAATAGGTTCATCTGAAACTATTCGTTTATTCATTTCTCCAAATAAGGCTCCTGCATATGCAACTATGATGATCTGTATAACAGATAGTCGCAGCATCTCTAGTAAAAAGTTCATACTGCTTCACCGCCTTTTTTATTCCCCTTCTTTCGTTAAATGTTTTGTGTGTTTGTAAAAAAAGTGTGCATAGGTGTTCAAACCAAACATTGCAAGAAATATAGTTATCAATGATATAGCTACACTAAGAATAGGAGTCAGAATTCCTATTCTAATAGTTTCTTGTAAACTATTTTGCAAGTCAATGTTTTGTTTTAATATATTATCATATCCTTGAATTATTTCTGATTCTTTTGCACTTAATAAAATAGCGATTTGCATAGCTTCATTATCAAGCGAAACTGATTCATAAGGCAATATTATTTTTTCTTGAAACTCTCTATTATATTGACCTAATGGATATTTTTCAAAATTACTTGCTTCGTTTCCCATGTTCATAGGCTCATAAAAAAATGAGATTATATTCGTTCCTCGAATTGAATCATAACGTTGCAATATTTCATCTTCAATGATTTTTTTTGTTGCTTCAGGATTTTTGTTGTTAGGAGAAAGATACAAATAAGACATATAGGTAGTGTTATTAGGGGAATTATTATTAGATGAAGTATATATTCTTGAATTATCTATTAAAATTTCCCCATTGTATGCATCATATATTAAAACACTGCTAGTTGGACCGAATGATTTTGTTGGAACAGCTATAATGTTGAATATATCAATAATTGTTTCTCTATTCCATTGAGGGCGTACTTTTTCGCAAATAAGATTTAAAGTTGTTCTATCATATATATCATACCAATTGTCAGCTCTAACTTTTCGAAACATTGTTGAATTATCATAATGAATCATCTTATTATTTTCATTTTGATAAATATATCTACCTTCTGAATCTTTTAATAATAATTCAACTTCAGGATGGATTTGCAAGTAATTTATCCAAGATTGTCTAATACCTGCTAGCATTAATCGCATTTGAGGTCGAATAGTTTCTTCTATCAAAGCTTCTTTTGTCGCTATTTCAATATCTTTAGCTAATTCAAAATCAGCTTCAAACTTTTCACTAAGATCTGAAATGTTAGTCATTAAAAAAACCTGAAATATCAAAAGCATTATAAATAACCAGCTTATCATATCTTTGTATTGTTTTGCTTTTTTCATTTTTTATCTCCACCTTTCTTAAAAAAACATATTTCCTATAAAACTATTCAAAGTTTCTTTTATTTTGTATTGAGTCGTTCTAACTATATCTGTTACTACATGTATACCTGGATCTACTGTAGGTTCTATACTAACATTAACACCTAAAAGACCATATCCTTGAAGAGCAGAAATTAAATTTGTTTGGAGTTTCAATCCAGAACTTCCTTCGTCGAAATTATCAATTTCTGGAGCTAAAATGACTTCAGGAGCATTTAATTGAGATTCATATATACCAAAGTCAGATAACATCATTCCTTCATTTTCAATAGTTTTTATTTTTACGTTATCTAGATCAACAGAAGGATTCCAACCGCCCCAATTCAAAGTAGGTATTTTATGTCTAGAAAAAAAAGATGCATTACTTTCAAGTTCTTCTGTTTCTTGTTTCCAAGCTGTTTTGAGTACTTTTCTTTGATATGGAGACATAACTTCTAGTATCTTTTTTTGTTTTTTTGGATCTCTTTCTTTAGAAAACTCTATTAAATAGTCTCTTTCATTTTTAGGCACAGCTCTAAATAATTGAGCCCAAGAAGCATCTTCTTGTAATCCATAGATAGTAGCTTCTGCTGCTTGTTTATAAGCTAATGCTGCTCTAGTATATTCACCTGCTTCAAGAGTTTGAGGAATTATAGTTAATGCTTGAAGTTTTGAATCTATAGTATTAAGTAAGTTGGCTTTCTTTTTCTCTTGTATATTACTATGTTCAATCTTGCTTTTTTCATAAAGTAATTTTCTTTTTTCTTTTTCGTCTTTTTTTTGTTTGTATTCATATTTATTTACAAGACGTTTTATATCAACGCCTTCTTTTTGTTTTGCTAATCTAGCTGCTTTATTGTAAAGCCCTGTATATTTAATATATTTTAATCTGTCATAATATTCTTCTATTTCCCATTTTTTACGGGTGCTTTTAGGTATCCATTTTTTCAAAGTTTTGTTTTTATCAAAATAAGTACTTTGTGTTCCTGATAGTGCAAGTCCAGTTGCTATTCCTACAAGAGCTCCCTTCCCAGGAGTATGGTATAGTTGTTTTCCTATTACTGCTCCTAATTTACCAAAATTCAGAGCTGATTCAATAGGATGATCTAATCTTGTAATAGTGTATCCTGCAAATCCGACAGCACTTCCTAATTTTGCCCCTTTTGAAATCCAATTTTTGTTACCAATTTTTAATAGCCCTCCAATTGTTCCTCCAATTACTGCTGAACGATTAGTTGCAGCTACCAATATATTAGCTCCTGCTCTTGCAGTTCGAGAAGCTCCAGTTTTTGATAAATGATTTGATAACATCATAGCACCTAATCCTATTTTTTGACCAGCATACCCTGTTTCCCATTCTCGATATAAAGATGGTAAAACAAAACTTTGTATTGGATGTCCCCAACTAGAATAGCTAGTGCCATAAGTTTGTTCATTTTTATATGATTCTAACGGGCTATTAACTCTTAAAAATTTATCATGAATATATGGTATTTGAGCATGAGCTATTGTTTCATAAAATTTACCTCTTAATATTTGAAAATCTGAAAATCTAGCATGAACTCCTGCTGCACTGCTATCATTTCTAAGAACTGCCATTTCATCATCTAACATTTTTTTATTTAGTTTTGTTGAAAACTTTCCATTAAACGTTTCTACATTTGCATTTATACTACCATCTTGATTCTTCCCAGAATATTGATTTTCATCAACTTCTAATCTAACATGCATTCCATCTTGTAAATATTGACTAATATCTCCTTTTACTGATATGCCTGCTAGTTTATATTTTTCATTACTTCCGACGATATTGAATGAGCCACCTTGAGTTACGTTTTCTACGATAGCATCTATTGTTTTTACTTTTGATTCTAAAAATCTATATGGATAAAAATCATGTTGTTTTGATTGTTTTATAACTCTATCTTTAATCCCTTGCATTTGTTTTTTTAAATAAGGATCTTTGATTGAATGATTTGCAATATCTCTCCAATACTTATATTCTCTTGACCATGGTGCGATATCTCCTAGGATTTTCATTCTATCAAAAGCTCCATACTTCCCGTACTGGTCTGGATGTAATTTATATAAATCAGTATATCCTTTACCTGGAAGTCTCATTTCCCCTTTAGGAATTGATTCATAAGGATCTCCATATCTGAATTTCTCTGGCATCCAACTAGGCATTGTGTTTCGTATATTATTAATTTTTGTTATTGAATGATCTTCATGAGGAAAGAAACGTCTAGCAATTTCCATGAATTCTCCACCAAGTCCTCCGACTGAAGAATCCCAGAATTTTCGTGAATAAGAATCAATTCTTCCTGCATTTTGCATAGTATATTTTTGTTTGTTTGGGAATAACGATTCAAAAGCAAATCCATAAATACCTGATAACTCTTTTGCTGAATAACTAATATCACTTAGATAATTATGTCCTGATTCTATAGTTCTTAAATCAGCAACTGCTTCTGCGTTTTGTAACACACTACTCCCAGCATAATTTCTAGTTTTAAAAATAGAATCTTCTGTTATCATACCTTCAGGTTGAGAATTAGCTTTTTCATAAATTGCAGCATTGACTTTTCGGATACTATCTGTTGACATTCTTAAAGACAATGTTTTATCAATAGCTTCTCCTATGATAGGTATTTCATAAGTCATATGTTGTATATTATTTGAAATGTTTGTAGCATTGTCCATTATTATTTGTTCTGATAATTCATTGGTCATTGTAGGTGCATGATATTTTAAATTTAAAGAATTTGCTTTTATTTGTCCATTACCTACTTTTAGATTAATGATTCTTTGACTGTCGTTAGGAGCTTGATCAGGAATGAAAGAAGTAGGAGTAAACCCTGTATTATCTATACGTATTAGTCCTTTTTTATTGCTTGCTTTAACTTTTTGAATTTCATTTTGTCTTGCTATTAAATCTCTTACATCTATAGTTGTTCCTTGTAATTCTCTTTGATGCATTTTTCTTTCTGGCTTTATTATTTTTCCAACAGTAGGATTTAAAATAGCTCCCCACGGAGTTCCTTCTTGAAAAGCTTTACCTGTAACAGCATAAGGTCTATCAAGATAATGTTTACGTTCTAAATAATATGGATCTGCAAGTCTTCTTATTGTAGAAAACGGATGTCTCGGTGTAGGAATCCAAGAATGAGCCCATTTATCTTTTGTTGAGCCATAAATCCCTATATCAGAATAATCACTATGAGCACGTTTTAACATATTAGGTTGAAAGTAATTGATTTTTCCTCCTCTGAATTCTGAAGCTGATCCGAATGACCAATATCTACCTTGTCGAACAGGAGTGTATCCATTTTCATAATATTGTCTACGTTCTTCTCCATTCTGATAATCTTTTCCAAACCAGTATTGCATTATAGGATTTACATCTCTATCATGATCTAGAATATAGCCTATTCCTGTTGCACTCGCTATTTTTCTAGTTCCAATATCTAATCTAGCAAGTGAGTTTGCAGCGGCTCCTTTTAATCCTGTTCCTGTATATGCTTTAGCCCTATAATCAACATAGCTTAAAGCTGTTAATCCTCCTGCAACAGGTAGGACTCGTTTTAACATTATATTAAAAGCTACGTCTTTAACATTTCTTGTGTTTTTTACCGAAAAACCAAGTCCTATAGAATCTAGAGGTTGAACTAATCTCATAGCAGAAAAATAAGGAAACATAGTCGCAGTTGTAACATCTGCCATATTATCTCTACCAGCTGTCAATTGCTTGAAGTAAGCTTTTCTTTTTGTTTTATTATTTATTGCTTCTAATATACTTACTGATTTTTGCAAGTGGATATGATTACCGTAAACAAATCCATCCATCATATCTAATTCTGCTGCTTGAACTCCCTTTTGTAATAAAGGTGCTTTTTCTTTAGACATCTTAATCATATTTTGTCGAAACTGTTTTACGAAAAGTGCATCTATATTATCATATACACTATTTACATCTGATTTAAATAGTTTGTTTGCAGCTTCTATTGAATCGAATATACTTTCGATATGTCTAACTCCTTTATCTGGAGTATTAGGTAAGAGTGTTTGACTTTGAAAAACAGTATAATTAGCAAGATATTTCACTTCGTCTAATTTTCTACCTTTAATTCCTGCACGATTGAATAGATTTATTATAGAATTTTTTCCGTTAGGACCTTCCATTTCTTTAATAAAAGCTTCTTTTGCGACTTCTTTTCTTATCATATCAGAAAAATTAAGGCTTTTTGTTTCTGATATTCCTACTCCTTTATCACTTATTATACTAACAGCTTCGAGAGCTTTTTGCGGATTAGAAATATATCTTTTTATAAGTACATTTAAATCTTCATTTTTAAAGCCATCATTTTGACTCCACATTTTAGCTATAGAATTAAACATTTCATCATCTTGCATTTCTAATACTTCAAAATATTTTTTTGAGTTATTAGATGCTTCTTTTCTAAGTTGTTTTATTGTTAATATGTCTAACTGGCTTGTTGTTTCATTAAAAAATTTATTTGTCTTTTTTAATTGTTCAAATATTTTAAATGCTTCATCATTTGAAATATTTTCAGGAATATCTTTATAAAGTAAATTGTTAATTAAGTTACGGCCCCAATCAGAATTTGCATTTGTTTTTGTAAAAATAGAACGAAACTCTGTGAACTTTGTAGGTGTTTCAGTTGTTCCTATATCAGCCCAGCCGAGAAAACCTGTTTTGTTTTTTACATTTGCATCTCCTGCTAACATTTTAATAGATCTAGGTAAAGATCCATGTTTTCCAGAAACTAAATATAAATTATCAAATTCTTTTATATGTTCTAACTCTGAACCATTTATTTTATATGTTTTATCATGAATGCGGACATAACTATTGCTTATTTTAGAAGTTGATGATTTTGTATTATTTATCTTTGCTTTTCTTCTTTCATGGGCAGCTAATATAGGATCTATAGTTCCTGATGGGGAAAAATGAAGGGAAGGAGCTTCTTTTATGTTTAATATATCTCTAGTTTTTAATAGCTTTCCAGGAAGGGTATTTGCAAAACTATTTGCTATTTTTTGTTTGTATTCTTTTGTCTTTGTAACAGAGATAATTCTACCTAAATTATCTTTTCTTATATGACTCCCAACGTAAATATCTCCTAAATCAGGATTCTTTTCAATTGCTTTTTTAGCTATTTCAATAGCATTTTCTGTAATCATATCTCCATTAGAACTTCTAGTAACCACTTCTGAATTTATTATTTTGTCTTCATTGTCTATTAATTCTTGCAAAGTAACTCTAGAAAAACCTAATGCTTGTTCTGTTAAAGTTTTGTCTCCTTTTTTTCCAAAACGTTTTTTTAATCCTTCTATATCGGTAATAATAGTATTTGCAATATTATTTGCTAGCATCATATTATTTTCAGTAAATTGTTTTTTTCTATTTGCTTTGATATTCATTACTTCATTCAAAGCTTGCATCATTACGTCTTGTTGCTCTGTACTGAATAAATTATTACTAAAATGTTTATTTCGAAAATCTTCATTAAAATATAAATTTTGTCCGTCTGAATATTTTATTACTTTTTCATAGAAATTTGTAAATCCATCATCAACAAAGGAATGTAGTTTTCCTAAAGCATTTTCATCGGTGATATTTAGAGATGTTGCTAAATTTTGTTTTAATTGATTTTTTAAAGTTGCATTGAATTCAGAAGCAAGCATTTGAGAGGGATTTCGTAAGAGTTGAGTTCGTTTTACGATTTCACTTATAAGATCATCTTTACCAGTAAAAAGTTGGATTTTATCATCAAGTTCATCACTTAATTTATTCCAAGAGCTATCTGCTGAAGTAACATGTTTTTTATAAAGTCTCTTTATTTCTTGTGCGTCAAATTCTTTTATAGCTCGTCCAGCAATATCATTTTGTATTTCACCTAAGAATCTATCTGTTTTTCTTAATCCTCTTTCTAGTAATTGCGATCCTCCACTCCTATAGAATAAGGCTACTCCAGCCCCAACAGCTAAAGCAGCCTCTCCTATAGCTCTGATAGAGTTAGAAGAATCTTGTTCCCTTCTATTAGACACGCTTATTCAACTCCTCTCTATTAAGCTATTATATTCCTGTTCTTAATGCAACCGCCTTTGTGTCAACACTTCCTTTCATAGCTGATATTCCTTCTTTTAAAATTGAGTCTTCAGCCCAATTAATTTCAGGAAATTTAGCTTGAAGTTCTGCTAACTTTTCTGGTGTTAGCTTATCTTTCTTTTTAGTGTTTTGAGAAGTGTCTGTTAATTCTTCTGTAACTACTTCTGTCTTGTCCTCTTTTAGAGGAGATGTTTCATAAGGATCATAATTCATCTTCATACCTCTTAAATTCTGAAGTTTCCATTCAGCACGAGAAAGGTATTTTGAAGTTTTTTCTATATCCCATTCCTCAATTTCTTCTATATCAAATTGAGGAAAAGCTTCGTTAATAATACAATTAATTTGATAATCAGTATTGAACATTTGATTTCGATAGTAAGTTATAACAGATGCTCTATCATCTGTACTTGCTAAAAAAGAATCTTTAATAATTTTTTTAGCAAGTTGAGTAGGTACACCTGCTTCACAATTATCGAAGTCGAATTTTTCTGGCCACAGTAAGCAAGATTCGCATATAATATCTTCTTTTTCTATATCACTAAAATTTTTATTTTCTAGTAATGCTTTATGTTCTTTTCTATTCAATGATCTATAAATGAAAAAGTAATCTTCTAATTTAGTAAAAAATACATTACGATATTCTTCTTGAAAAATTTCATATATTTCACTTATATCAGTTATATTACTTATATTAGTTTTTTCTTTTTTGATTCTCATTTTTTCACCACTTTTATAGTTCTATTGTGCTTTGAATATCAAAGCCTGATTTGAAAATAATTTCATCTGAAAGAGTCGTTGCTAATCCTCCATTTGTTTCTATTAAAGTATCTATATTTTTAGGGAATAAAACACATTTGCGAACTATTAATTCTTGTCTTTTATAAAATGCATCTTCACTTTCTTCTTTATGATTCATTATTTCCACATAGACAGATCTTTTAATTTTCATCCATACATAATCTTGTCCATCAATTGTACTTTTAAATATTTTCCCATGTAATTTTTTCCATTCTGGAATTTTATCTTTGTAAGAAGATTCTTCTTGCATTACATCCTCTTGCATTACATCCTCTTGCATTACATCCTTTTGTATTACATTTTCTTGCATTACATCTTCTTGTATTACATTTTCTTGTATTACATCTTCTTGTATTACATTTTCTTGCATTACATTTTCTTGTATTACATTTTCTTGCATGATTGTAGCTTCATCATTATTTTGAATATTATAATTTATTGCTTTTTTAATATGTTGTTCTACTCCTTCTCTTGCTCTTGATGCATTTCTAGATGCTTCTGAAAAATTTCTTGATTGTATTGGTCTCATATATTCCCGTTACATATTTTTTGTAACGGTTCACCTCCCTTTTTTTTATCTATATTAATAATACTATGATAAAACTTTATTACAACGTAATAAAAATATTATTTTGCGACAATTGTTGTTTTTATTTCTTGCATAATTTCTTTATTATTTATAAGCAATTTTATTTGTAACATTGCTGTAATTGAACCTGTTGTTTGTATATAGTCTTGTATATCATCTTTAATTTCTTCATGAATTATTGAAGTCCACTTATCTCCATTTTTGTTCATAGAATAAAATACTTTTTTTGTATTGATGATTGGACTCCATTTTACACTTGTTATTTCATATAAACTATTTAATTTCATTTCTATAATATTATTTATTATATTTCGAGTATAACCTGTTGAAACGGAGCTTACTATTTCTTCATAGTATCTACTATCAATAACATTAATGATTTCTGTTGTTTCAGGAGTAACTTGATTTGATGCTATTTTGTCAACAGGAGCGTGTTGAATATCTTTTGCCATAAAAGAATAATTTTCAATTATTGCTATTCCATTAGAATCAATTTGTTGTGAGCAACCTGTTATTTGAACATCCACTAATGTCATTGAAGTAGAAGCAATTGCATTTTGTGTTTTTGTTCCACCATAAGATACGACTATATCAAAATTCTTTTTCCATAAAGGAGTTTCTGTAGAGTCTAAATATTCATTATCATTGTATTCTGTTGAATCAGCTTGAATCATAGTTATTGTTCGCAACTTACTTAAAACTTCTTCTAAGTAGTTTGCTTTAGTAAAATTAACAGCAAAAGTTCCTGTTATAAGTCTAGATCCAATAGAATAATCATCAATAGTATATGAATTAAACCCGATTAAAGGTTGAACATTTTGTTGCAATTGCCATGTAATTTGAACGACGTTATCAATGAAAATTTCATCATTAAACCATATTTCAGCATCTGCACTTGAAAAATATCTTGTATTTAATGAACTCAACTGATCATTATAAGTATTGTAAAACAAAGGTGTGTTTCTCAGTTTATTATCATACTGGTCGTAAGATATAGGTATTCCTATTTTAGAAGCGTCCATTTCATCACATCCTTTTTTATATTAACTTGATTTGTCTATTTGTTATATCGAAGAAGAAAGTTTGAGTTTTTAATGTAGATTTAATATCAAATATTTGAATTATTATAAACTGATTATCTTTATTTATAGGAATAACCATAGTAGATTCATTATCTATTTCAACTAATTCTTGCTGTATCTCTCCAGATTTTAATATTCTCGATGTTTTTATAATAATATTTTTTTGTTTAGTATCAAAAACTAATGAACTCTTTTCATTTCCTATTGTTAAATATTTATATTTTTCTTTAGATTCTAGTTCGTTAAAATAAACTAGTTCTTCAGAATCATATTTATTTACTTTATTTATTGAGTATAAAATAGAAAAAATTAAATCTGTTTTATTAGAAATATTGTTAGATGTCATAATAAATTCAAATATTTTTGCAGGCATTGTGTAAGGTGTTAACAATTCAAAATTAATTAACATTTCAAAAATATCATTTAATTTCGTTGTGTCTGTAGTCTTGTCAATATATTGATTAAGCATAGCAACATAATTATCTAAGATACATATTCTCACATTTTCATTGTATGTTCCGAATTGTTTAGAATTTTGAATATTAAAAGTAGTTACATCAGATACTCTTACTCCATTTAGTTCATACCAAAAAATATATATATCTTGTTCTAAAAATAATATATCTTTTCCTGAGTATTTTATTGATGATATTATATCTTGTATTTTTCTTCGATAAATAGGTGCTTTATTGTTGATATCTGTTGACGAAGTGAAACATAAATATAGTTTGTCAGGAACAGTTTTAAAATTATTGCTAAAGTCAGATTGAATAATTAAATAATTATCAGAAGAATTAAAATCTGCTTCTTTTATAATAGGCATATCAAGAAAAATATTCTTATTTCTTTCATGATAAAAATACCAAATCATCTCTGATGTTTCTAATGCATTTTCACTATACAAATCTATCCTCATTTTATTATTATTATAGATTCTATCTAGTTTCGTTGCTTTTTCTGTTTTATATAAATTCATTTTATTGATTTCTTCTCTTTTTTTTGTAGCGTCTAATGTATAACAATACAATAAGCAAGAAGCATTATCTGCAGCTAATGCTTTTAAAGCATATAAACCTTCTTGATTTTTATTGAGAGAAAATACTTTCGATTGCGAATTAGAAATATTTATATTTTCTTCTACTTGCAAATCTGTTTCAAATTTATATATTATAATTTCTTCAGTTTTATCATCTGCACGAAATTTTCGTTTATCTATACTTTCAATTAGAGGAATTTTTATAATATTGTTTTTATTTAACAAATTTAATTCATCAAGTTGAACTTTAAAAGCATAAGGTAATAATGTTTCATACAAACTATTGATTTTAATTATTGTATCTATAATAATTTTATCTTCATTATTAGCAATTGCATTTTTTAACTTAATAGAATTTTGTTGTTTTATTGTAAAAATATTTTTCATTAAATTATCTTCATTTTGTTTTTTTGCTTCTTCCATTATTATGTTAAAAAAATTTTCATCTTGAGATGACATAGTTATATCATTAAATAGTAAATTAGTTAGTTTATCATATAAATAATATTTATCTTTTAATGTGGTTACTGAAATTGGTATAGATAATTTATCTTGTTCTGTAACCAGTTTAATAGTGTATAATGTATCTGGAAGCAAATTAGTTATTATAGCTATTCCATATTTATTGAATTCAGTTTTTATAATTTTATTGTCAATACTGCTTTCACATACAACTGTTTTTATATCGAAATTATTTGTTGAAACTTTTATATAATTAGTTCCTCTTGATTCGATTGCTGGAGAACACTGCAAAACTTCGTTATGTAGTTTTGTATTAATATAACTTGGTATTGTTTGAGTTTTTGATATTTCAGTAATTGCATTAGTTGCATCTTCACTTCTTATTTGAGAGTTGTTAATTTCTTCATTTAAGAATGTTTCTTCTAAAGTGTTATTAGGTAATGAATAATCTGTTGAATCATTTAAATATTCAATACTTCTAGCGACGTATTGATAGGTATTTTCCGTGTAGATGTCATTTACAGACATTACTTGTCCTTCATTGACTAGTTGTATTCCATATACAGCTAATCTTGAAGCTGCTCCATATTCATTTGCTAGAGAAATTGTAACATCAAAAGGAGGTAACTCATCAACTAAAATAGATTTATTTGTTTTATAATTGGAATTAATACTATCTATAATTTCATATGCGAAATGCTTATTAAAAACTGTAAAAATTAGCGAACCTGCAATAGTTCTTGGTCCTGATACATAATCTCTTACATTTATAGAACCAATATTTCTTATTGGGATTCTATTTGTATGGCAAGAATAAGAAAAAGATTGTAAAGAAGCTAAGTAGTGAGTGGCTACTTGTCCATCTGAAGTAGGCAAATGACAAGTTGCTATCATATCTGTACCTGAAAAACTTTTATATTGCATATCACTCAAAATAATTCCCCCTTTCTTTTTTTAAAAAAAATAAGCGAAAAAGAATATTCTTCTCGCTTATTTTTAGTATGATATTAGTTAAAATGTTGCTGTAATTTTATGGTCTTGACCATCTCCATTAAGACTTTTCATACTATCTATGCTTCTAGCGACGAAAGTATAAGCTTTTTCTGTAGTTACTGAATCAATAGAAAAACCTGAACCTTCATTTAATAATTCAACACCATAAATAACAGATACTGCTCTTTGCCCATATTCATTTGCAAAAGTTATTGTGATATCAAAAGGTAATATTTCATCAGCATATTTAGCTTTTGAACGTGTAATTAATTTACTTACGTTGTTTAAATCATTTGAAGATGTATCACTGCCATCAGGTCTAATAAGTCCTGTCATTTCTTCGTTCCAATCTTCTATAGATTTGAACCTTGCATCTGAACCTGTATTTGCTACAAATTTTTGAACTCCTGTTGTACCTTCAGAATTCAAATAGTCTGCAAATTCATCTAGTAATGCATCTCTATCAAATATTGTAAAAACAAGATTACCTGCGATACCTCTTTTTCCTCTAGAAAAAGAACGAGGTTCGGCTGATCCCATTGTGTATACAGGAGCTTTCTCACGAGATACACTGTACGTGATTGCTTGTAGTTCTCCTATCGTTACGCCATTAAAAGTCGGAACGATATCACATCCACTATAAGTTGTATATGTCTTAGTATATTTTTCTACTGAATTTGCCATAATCTAGTTCACTCCTTTTTATTTGTATTAAACAAATAAGAGACATTGCTATTAATGTTTATAATTTAATAGCAATGTGTTTCTCTTGTTTATTTTAAGTCTTCTGAAATAGATATTCTATTACGAACTTCTCTAATTTCAAAGATAGGTATGATGTTATAATCGATTTCAATAATTCCTAATTTTTCTTTTGAATAATCAATGATCATTGAGAAATCATATGCTTCGATTATTTTTCCTACTAATTTATTTAAAGAAGATTTAATAGCTGTTTGCATTGAATTTCTATTTGCTAGATGGTTTTGTTTACCAATGAATGGTTCAACTGCTGCTCTTATTACTTCTTCAATAGAATAAGAAATTCTTGATGCTGATAATCTTCTATATATTGAATCTGAAGGAGCCATAGTTGTACCATCTGTAACAACCCAATTTTTCGTATAGCTTTGTTTAAAAGTGACGAATCCTTTTTTTGTTAATTTTTGAAGTTGTGTTTTATTAAGCTCGAATGAAGGAGTTGGTATTTGTATTGGTTGATTTGTAGATGATTGATCAAGAGGTAAGACAGAAACCATGCCTGCATATCCTGCTGCACCATTTGATACGAAAGTATATCCATTCTTAGACATAGTATATTGAGATACTACTATTGATAGATCTTTACCAAGTGGATAAGGTAAGTTTTCAGCATTTAACATGCTCTTTCCATTATTCTTTTTAGCATACAAATCAAAATCTTTATTTAAAATTTTAGTAACAGTTTCATCAACAGTATCTAATCCTACATTTATTAATTTGCTAGTACCAATTATACCATGAGTTGGTGCTGTTTTTAGACTCGTATAAGTACAATGTTGTGCTAATTGTCTTGCAAAATTGTCTGTAGTTGTGTATGGAATATATAGATTTGTATCATATGTGATTTTTTTATCTTCAAAAGATGAACTTATTGCTTTTTTAGTTATATTATCTATTAACGAATCTTCATCTTCTGTATATATGTCATTATAACGTTTTGCAAAAGCATCTTGAGCTACTGTGAATGTGAAATATTTTTTTAAATCTTGATGTTCATTTAGTATATCAACAAATTCTTCTAAAGTTGTGTAGTCAAGAGTGTTAGATTTAATTCTTATCGTATTAACAATTCCATGTAAACTTTGAGTACTTACTAATGTAAGTTCATCTTCATCTTCATTGTCAAAAATATCTGAAAGAGATCCTATTGGAGTAATATCAGATGTTCTTGTTACTATTACAATTCCATCATTTTCAACTAATAAATATTCTTTATTAATAACTGTTGTGTTATCTATAATTGCTTTGAATGTAATTGTAGTATCGCTTTGTTCTCCTTTATATAACTTTGAAGATAAATTGTCTTCAACTACAAAAAGTTTATCTATTAATTCTGGATTTTCTGTAGCTATATTTAATTTTTTAGCTGTACCTTCTTCAGTTCTATATAAAGTTTCATTAGATATAAATAATGTTCCATCAGGCATTGATTTGATGCTATTTTTTGTATCAGAATCTGTTAAATCAATAAAACCTGGAATCTTCTTTATGACTTTTTCAGTATAAAGACTATTCTTAATTGTTTCTAGATCTATATCAGTTTGAGTAGCTTCAAATTCGAATTTATATTGTTTTATTGCTGATAAATCAGATTTATCAATTTTTGCAACAACCGTTATATTGTCATTTAGTATAGATTGTGATTGGCCTAATGCTATTTTAAATTCTTCTTTTTTAGGAAGTTTTCCTTTTATAGTTGCATCAGCAGGGGCAACTATAGTTCTATAATTAGTATTTAAATTTTCTAACATAGAATATATTCCATTTTCTAAAGGCATTACCCTATTAACATCATCTGTTGCAGTTGGAATTCTTCTGAAAACACCAGGCTTCTTCTCTACTATTTTTGCAGTTTGAGCAAATCCAGAACCCATTTTTTTATACATCTCAAAATTAGTTATATCCACTTCTTCGTAATCGATAGAATCTTTTTCAAATACTTCATCTAATTTACCAGGAACATTTAAAAAGTCAAAATCTATTCCGACAATAGGTAAATCTTGATTTATGTCAGTATTGAATCTTAATTTTTTTATTAATGATCTATCAAACTTCTCAAAAGGTTTATTGCTTTCATCGACTAACTCCCATGACAAATCAGTGTTAGAAGAACCTTTTGTTTTATTTCTTCCTATGAAATAAGCTCCAGTAAACATCTCACCTATTGACAAAGTTTTAGCTTCGATTGAGTTTAATGTTACATCATTTCCTTCAGCATCAACAATAGACAATGTTAAAACGTTGTTAGAAGCATTTGTATTAACAAGATTTATTAAATCTACCAATGGAGAGTTTTTATCTAATCCTTGTCCATTTGTTAATTCTATAGTTGAAACAAGTATATCTGTTTCATTTTCTACTAATCCTTGTTTTCTTTCTGTTAAAGAAGCACTTTTAGCTGGTTTGAATATCTTGATTTGCATGACATTCATTTCGTCACTAAATAACATACATACTTCTTTATTCATGTTCGATGGATAAATACCAGAAACTCTAAGTTTCAAAGTAGTGTCTACAGCTAATTGAAAATCCTTATGAATTGATATGCCTGACATACGAACAGCATAAATGGTTCTAGCTCCAGCATTCCAAGCGTCTTGCACAGAAGCTACAAGAGTGGCTTCTTGTCTTGTTAAGGGATCGAAAATTCCTCCAAATACATATTCTGCTTGTTCTGGTGCGTAGATAGGTATTGGAACTCCGACAGGACCGTTGAACGCAGTACCTATAATAGCGATTGAATCTGTTGTTCCAAATAAGCTAGTATCATAAGTTTTGTTACCTTCTAAGACTATTTCTGTAGTTGCTCCTGGTAAAACTAAATCTTTATCAAATATGCCCATTTAAGCGACCTCCTTTATTTTGTTGAATCTTTAGTTCAATGAATGAATCTCAACTGCTTTAATCTTTTCTTTAAATAAGACATACAGCTTTTCAACCTCAACATAGTATCTGATATTTCTTATAGATAATGTTTTTCTATAAGAATCATATGAGTCATCGGTTAATTGACTATCAAAGATTATTTCGCTGATACCATTCTTTTTAAAAAAGCCTGTGTAATTAAACATTGACTCTTCAAAATCTTGCATGATTGTTTCTGCTTCTTTGTAAGTACTAGCAATAATATTAAACTGAATTAAACTTTCGAATTTCTGTCCATATATTTGACCTACTTTACCTTCATCATTTCCAACTCCTTTAATTGATTCTCTAAAACGAGGTTTTTTCTCTCCTTTTGATACTCGTCTAATTGTTTTATATGTAATATATGGATGATCAATATGAAAATCCATTTCTTCTAACAATAAATCTTTTCCATCATCAGGGATTAATTCTGTTTTAGATTCTTTTAAGGTCAGAGAAACTATCTTTTGAATCATTTCTATTAAATCAAAAAGAGATGCATTTTTATTAGCAGTTTGTATCTCTGTGGATTTCGTTGGGAGTGGAGAGGTATGAATACGAGAATATTGTTCTTTTCGTTTTAATAATTCATCAAGATTATTAATTTTTTTACACCTCCATTTTTACAACATGAGTTTCTAAAGAATTGTAAGGCACGATAGAAAAGTCTAAAATCAAATTTCCTTTTATTATTTCTTTATTATTTTTTTTTCTATTTTGAATTGAATTGATTTGATAGTTTTTGATAACTGTGCCTTTTAATTGTTGTAAAAAATCATTCAAAAACTTATATAAGGAAAGTTTGATATGATTGGTATATATACGGCCATAATATTGCGAGAAGTCTAAATTTCGTTCTATATATTTTATTACCCTATCAACTGTACCTATTTTCACAGCATCGTTTTTAAAATAAAAATTTTTAAAATTTTCAATAGAAGTATCGATTAAAAAATTATTTTTAAAATAAATAAATTCATCTTCAGAAATATCAAAATCGTCTATATCAAAAACTGCTTTTCCGAATTCTGTTGAAGAAGGGTAATCATTAAGATTAGTTGATAATAACGTTATTGCGAGAACTAAGTTTGCATAAGGATAATCTTCTAAAAGATTACCTACAAAATATAAATTATTCCCATGCACTAAAGAAGTCTTTGTTTTAATTCTAACTTTTACGATTTTATTCATCATATCATTTATATAATGATCAATGTCATAATATAAAGACGCATGTGCATCTGTCATTATAATACTTGATCTTGAATTGCTTAATCTATTTAAGAAATATTCGCAATAATACATATTTCTTTTTTCAATTTTATTATAAAACATATCTGAGAAATTTATTCCAATAGGAACAATAAAAACAAAATCATGATATTGTAGTTTATTTGCAGCTTTTATATAGTCTTGAGGAGTTAAGGTATTTATTAAAAATATACTTTTAATAGATGCTAATTTAGCATATTTAAAAGCATCATATAAAATTGAAGAACCGTATGCTTTATATACTTCTTCGTCACTAGAAAATTGCATTAGTATTCCTTTGTATTGCTCAGTTGTAGCTGGACCTAATATGACTATATTAGATTCTTTATCTATATATTTATAATCTATTTTTTTTGAATTGTTGTCCTCTAATATAATCATTATTTATTCCTACCTATAATACTATTAAAATTTTCTAAAAACACATCAGAATTTATTTTTTTTGTTACGGCTAAGCTTTTTTGAAATACCCTTTTTCCTTTATAACTGTTATGATTTTGTATCTGGTAGACATATAAAATTTCATCTCCATCAACAATAATATTGTCTTTTTTTATTTTTATTTGTTGTTCATTAGTATAATAATTTTTTGCTACAAAGAACGAATTTGAAGGGCGTAAAGTAGAAGGGACTGTTGTATCTTGTCTTACTCCAAAAATTTTTTTTATCTTTATTTTATTTCCAGTTCCTAAGCATTTTTTACAATTAGGATCTGGATCTTTCGTGTTAAAATCAACACAGTCGCAAGCAATATTGAAGTCTTGTTGAACAATAAAAAAACTATGATTAAATAAATCTATTATATGTGATATCTGATTTTCAAATGAATCAAAAAAATTTTTCATATTAAACACCTCTTGAGAAGTCTAGATTTAAACTTGTCATTGCAGGTTGAGCATTCCCGCCTTTTAATGCATATAATGGCTTCGCTCTTCCTTCAAACTTATAACCTCGTAAATTTTCTTTCCATTTCAAAGATTCTGATTCTAAGTATCTAAGTAACAATGCAATGTCTGTTAATTTTATATTTTTTTCATAAGATATATCTCCTAAAGAACCTTTTTCTTTACTAACAGAAGCTTTGTTTATATAGAATACTAACAAACCATCATGAGCAGCTTTATATTTTACATATTGTTCTACTTCAAAAGGAATATCTTCTTCTGATGTTGTTGTTCCTTTTATATAGTTTACAAATTTAGAAGCTTCTCTTATATGATATAGAAGTATTTCATCATCCACATGACATTCTCCTATTAAGGATTGAACTGATGATAAAGAAGCATACATTGGGGAAAATTTAGTAGAAAATTTTATTTTTTCAAAATCCAATTCTTTAGTAGCATCTAAACTTTTAATTCCTTTTAATATTATTTCATAAGTAGAATTATCTTTTACTCCATCATTAGGAATAATTTCTATGAAGTTATCAAAAACTTGTATAGAATATTCGACTTTTTCAGTCATTAAATATCCCTCCTTATAACAATAATATCTTCTACAGTTGAAGGATCAATCTCTGTATTTAATTCTATTAATATGGATGAAGGAGTTTCTCCTGAGAAAGGAGAGGATATGATTTCTATAGGAGTTATATAGATAGGAGTATCATCTTCAGAAATAGATTCAACTTCTTCTTGTAAATAAAAAGTTATAATATCACTCCATAAGCCAGTTTCTTCGTTATTTTCTACTCGCATTCGAATATAATATTGTCCATAATCTAAATCTGTAATAATTGTGTTTAATTGAGATTTAATGTTGATATCTTTTATTATATTATGAAAAACATTCTCTGTAGAGATTTGAATTCTATAATTGTTATAAGAAATAATATTAGGTAAAGGACATTTTTCTATCCATTCGATGTTTACGTCAGATATGACTTGCATAGGTGTTGGAGATGTTATTTGTACTGTGTTTACTATAGCATTTTTAAAACTAATTTTATTTTTATCTACTGCTATTAAATCATCATCTATTATACTTTTGATTTTTGATATTGCAACTATATAATCTATTTCTGGTGTTGGCCATTCTGTTAATTCTATAATTAATTGATTTTCTTGTACTTTGTACGCAAGACCTACCTCTTGTTTTGTAACTCTATCGTAAACTTGTATGTTTGACGAATTAACAGAGGTAGCGTCTATATCAAAACTTGTAGTTATATATATAGTTTTTTGTGTGTAACTAGTATCTATTGATATTATTCTAAAGTCTTGATACATTTTGCCACCTACCATCTTTTTTATTTAATAGCAGCCTTTTTTACAGAGTTTGAATAATCTCCTTCTAACACTGCTGCTAAAATTTCTTTACTAACCTTTTTTTGTTCTATCATTTCTTTTTGCTGTCTCCAAGTTAGTTCGTTGAATTGTTCTAAAGTTATTTTTTCTTCTACAATTTCTTCTACAACTTCTTCTGCAACTTCTTCTATAACTTCTTTTTTAGTTTCTTCTTTAACTTCTTCTTTTGGACCTTTAGTTATTACATCAGTATTAGGCTCTAATGAGCCTGATACTAACATAAGTCTTTTAGAACGAAGTGATCTTTTGATATTTGTTAAATTCATTCCTTCTACTATGATTCCTTCAGGAGAAGGAATTGTTAAATATATATTTGTAAGATTATCATAAAAACCTGCTTGCCCAGGTGATAATTTTACTCGTCCTAAGATTTTCATAGAAACACTCCTTCTCTATTAATTATTAGTGTTAATATTGATAGTTGGTGGTTTTGGATAAGATGTATCTACTGCGATATTTCTAGCTACAGTTACTGCTGCTCCGTTATTTAACATACCAACACCATATCTTTCTTTAGCTTTTAATGCTCTTATATCTTTTTCTGGATCTGTCCAATTTTCGGTAGAAAGACCTTCTTTTTGAGCTATAACTCCAACTTCATTTCTATCTAAGCAATACATGTCAAATTGTTTAGATACTTTGTCAAAATGAACAAATGGTGAGAAGTTTAAAGTTAAAGGCATTGGTAATCTATTTTGAACTTGTTCTGGTTTCATTATGAATTTTTGACCTGATCCATCATTACTTAGTCCAGCAAATCCGCCTGTTCCTTGAACACTTCCATTCGGATGTACTCCTTGTCCTCCGAATGCTCCGAAACTTAAGCCATTACCTATCATACTATTTCTAGCAAATACTACCCATGTTAACGGGTGCATTATTACGTCCGATGGAACAAATCCATTTCCCATCAATCCTAATACCATATCTAAGAAATCTTCTACAGATAAAGTATTGTTATAAACACCATCAGGACCTAAACCTGTTGTACCTGCTTCAGGAGCTTGTGATCTTAAATTGTTATCAAATATAACATGTCCATGATCTGAAAATGTATTGAAAATCCATTCTTCTTTATATCTAGCCATTGCTTTACCCATTTTACGGATATTTATTCCTAAAATGTCCCAACTAGAATCAGAAATAGCTTCTTCTGTGATAGAAACTTTAATACCTATTTTTTTAACTCTAATTTCTAAAGAACTATTTTCAATAGTATTGAAGTCTACATAATCTTCATTATATCTAGAACCTTCTCCTACTTCTCCTGCTACTAGTTCTCCGACTATTGGAATAACGTAGACTGTACTGTTACCACTATCTACATTTACATGTTGCATAAATCTAGTTCCAAGGTATTCAGGTTCTGCTGCTTCTCTTAATTGTCCTTCTATTACTTTAGGAATCATTCTAATTGCATCTGTAGAAGTTAAAGCTTCAGATATATTTGTTCTTCCTTTACTGTAATCACCAAATATATTTCTTGTCATTTTTTCCATTAAATCAAAAGATTCAGGTAAAATCGAAGGACGTTTTACTCCTGCCTTACCTTCATTAAATTCTTGTAACTGTTTTTGTGATGCCACCTTTAATTTCTCTATTCTATCTAAAGATTCTTTAAAATATAACATTATGTTGTTCCTCCTCGGCATTTTTTATTTTATCAAGAGAAGAAAATATTCTTCTCTATTAATTTATTTAGTTAATAATATTTTGACACTTCCAACTACTCCATCCCAATCTAAGAATGTTGGAACTCCTGCTTTTCCTCTTTTCTTATAAACAATCCAGATAGGTAATTCTTCTTGCCCTCCCATAGCTGTTGCTAATGCTGCTTCATCTGTTACTTCAAGTGTTAATAAGCCTTGTAATTCATCAACATACTTAATTGTTAAACCATCTAAAGTAGCTCCTAATTCTGCTTTTATAGTATCTGTGAATTTCTTAGTTGATTCGTCCCATGTTCCATCTGGCTTAGATGTCGCAATGCATAAGTTATTTATATCAACATCTAATGTTCTTATATAAATATCTAAATCATGTTTTTCTCCTGCTGCTATTTGTTCAGCAGTAAGTTTTTTTACAGAATAAGCTTTGAACGGATCTTTTGCAATGTTAACAGCATTCTTTCCGTCAGTAAGGCCAGGTATTCCATTGTCATAAATATATTTTTCTTGCATTCTTAAATCATAAGCACTTCTTTGAGATATCATATGTAAATCATGATTGCTTGCATTTCTATCATATGGATATCCTGGATATTCTCCATTAGATTTGTAAGGAGAATTATTAATAGCATCTTCACCTGTTCTGTTGTTTTGAGGATATATGCTAGGATTGATTTCGTTAAAGTTCATTCTTTCACTTAATGCCCATTGTGCCCATTTTGCTGAACCTTCAGGAATTAAACTATTATCTATGGCATAAACTTGTCCAACGACTTGTTGTCTTTCAAGTTCTATTTCCATTGTAGTCATAGTTTCTAATTCTGATTCAAAAGACAATGGAGAAGGTACGATTCTTCCATTTTCGTCTGATTTAACTAACATACCTGGTTTTAATATTCCATATGCTGAACCCCAAGGATTTCCTTCTGCTTTATCTTTGTGAGAGAACCATGGCATTTCTATCATAGCATCTGTTAAAACAGCTCCTGGCATAATTCCATTATATGCGTCATCATCTCTAGTATATTCATTTCTTTGTAATATTCCTATAGGAACATTTCCTGGTCTAACATCATTAGTAATTGTTGTGCCTTTTTTTATTTTTCCTGTATTCTCATCTATTGAGTAAGATGCATCTATTAATTGTTTTTTTGGTCCAACACATATATCGTTTGAATTTGTATCTTTATCATGAAATGCTCTATAAGATTTACCTGCGTAAGTTTTAGCAAATCCTCTTATAGGCATCCATTCTATTCCTGTATTAGCAGCTACTAAAGATGTATCATTTACTAATCCTTGTGCTCCTGTCGATATATCAGTATATTTATCAGTTATTTCTCTTAGTCTTACTGGAGCACCTCCATTAGCTAAAGTTAAAGTACTATGTGCATGATGCATATCAAAGTCAACTAAATCCATGTTTGGATCTACTGCTACTAGTCTTCCTTTAGGAATTACTATTTGGTTATATCCGAATGCAAATCCATATTTAAATAATACTGGAAGTCTTCTATCAAATTCATATTTGATATTAGGCACATCATGTGCATTTGTATTTAATTTGTTATTAGTTCTATTAATTCTATTGTCTCCTGAATTACTGTATCCAGGAAAATTTGATTCGAATTTTTGACCTCTAGCTCCTGATTGAAGCCTATCTTGCCCTGTAAACGTATTTGGTTGTAATGCCATTGTTATTCACGCTCCTTTTTATTTTTGAACTTAATAATTATTTATTGATCTACTTCTTACTATTGAAGAAAATAAATTGCTAAATTCTTCAGTCAAATCAATATTACTTGTCTTATTAGAGTCTTTAACATTTTTATCTTTTTTTTCTTGAAAATTTGTAGGTAATGTAGGATTTGTTGTTTTAGTTATATTATTTGATATGGTTTTTGAATTATTTAGTTCTTCTTTTAAATCTAAAACTGTATCATTAAGAGATTCAATACTTCTCTCTTGAAGTGAAATTGTATTCGTTTTTTTGCCTAAGTTTTCTTTTATGATTGTGATTTTATCAATAATAGCTTCTTTAAGTTGATTTTTGCTATTAAACAAATCATTTTCTAAGGCTTCTTTAGTTGCAATTTCTTGCTTTAATTCTCCTGTTTTAATTACTAATTCATCTTGAACTTTTTTCAAATCGGCTGTAACAGCTTCTAACTTTAAAATGATTTTGTCATGTTTTGCTTTTATGTCTTCATAAAGTTTTTTATAATCTTCTTGTTCTATTTGATCTTCTTGTTCTATTTGATCTTCTTGTTCTTTTGACGTTTCTGTCATTTCTGTATTATCCACTTTTTCTATTTTTACTTCTTCATCAATAATGGCATTTTCTGCTTGTTCAATTCCTTTATTCATATTAAACACTCCTTTTTCATTATTTTCTTTTACATTATTCATCATTTTTTGATGCATATCGTTGTCCTTTTTTTCTGGACTATATATACGAATGTTTTGAGCGTAAATGTCTGAAGGCACAATTACATAAGACAATTCTTTTGCTTCCATACTATTTATTATCCAATAACAAGTTTGTCCTTCATACTGTTGACCTCTTTCATGTTCACAAGGTCCTTCTTGTGCAATATTGTGTCCACATATTGAACAAGTTGCATCATGAACAATTGCTCCAATAGAAGTCGTTTTTAATCTTCCATCTTTAACTTGTTCCATTCCCTCTTTGTCTGGAATGTTAGTTGTAAACAGTAAAGCACCTGTCCCTGATAAAGTATTTACATCCGTATAAATTGCATTTTGAATTCTTCCTATTATCTTTCCATCATTTTCATTATGATGCATTATTAATGGTCGTAAGTATGGTTTTGTCCATGACGGAACACTTTCTCTTAATGCTTTTTCTGTATACCATGTATAGTTTCTTGTTAGTCCAACATGAATACCTTCTATGTCTACCATTATTGAATTTGAAGATATAGGATTATCATTTAAGACTTTTAAAGATTCGTTTAAATCAAATTTTCCTTTTGAATTTTCTTGAACATTAAAGGCGACTTGAAAACCTTTATCTCCAAAAAATTCTCTAATCATCATAGTCATTAGTCGTTTTCACCTGCCTTGAATGTTATTTTGCTATTACAAAAGCTATGGTATGCGGGAATGTCTTCGATTCTGAAGGATTTAGGATTAATAGTGTCTGGGTGACCTTCTTCATCTTTTTCACTACTAAACTGTATATATGCTTTTTTTATGTTGTACTTTGCTCCAGTTTTTAAAAATGAATACCAATATGTTTTAGGTAGAATGTATTCTAGCATATATTCTAATCTATATTCTAAAGTTTCAAAGACGGTTTTTACCGAATCTTCATCTCTTTTGTCTTGTAATCTTTTCTTTATGTCTTTATAAAGCTTATCTAGTGTTTTACTTGCTTCTTGTTCAAAATGATATAAATTTATATTTAAATCTGGAATAAGCAAAGATGAATTTATTTTTTCAATTTCGGACAAAGCGTGGTTTATTCCTGATTGAGAACTACTTTTTATTAATAGCTTAATTTGATTCATTATTTCTTGTTTGTTTAAAATGATTAAATCATCTAAACTTATTTTCTTATTTGATGTATCTACTATATTATTACGTAGCATTTCAAACTTATCATAAGTTACATCAAAAGTTTTTCTGTTTACAGTAGATTCTTTTATTTTTACAGAACCTGTTCCATATTGATTTGAAGGTCTATTTCTACTTTCGACATCTTTATTAACTTTAGTATTTTGTCCATTTCCATTAATATCTGTTGATTTGGCTGGACTTTCTTCTTCCGTTTCTATTTCCTGTATTTCATTTGAATTATCTATCATATTAAAATATAGTCTAGTTTCATCAGTATCTGTTTTCTTGCCCAGTGATCTTCGAACTTCTTCAAATGTATTTATATTAGATTGGAATTTAAGCATTTCATGATTTTCAAGTTTTATTTTTGTTTCTAGAGAAATTTCATTGAATTGAAATTTGACAATATCTTTTTCATTTGTTATAGGATTAAATCCTCCTTCTAATAATAATTCGCTTATTATGAAATTTTCAAAAAAAATACTTAATATTCTTTGAAAATGTTTAACAGTATTATGAGCTTGAGCTTCCATCGAATCAGCATCTTGTTTTGAACCACCTCTTCCCATTTGTGATTCAGACATATTTAATGCCGAAAAAACTCTTGCTTCAAAATATTTTAAATATGGAGATGCATTCAAAGCTTGTCCTTCTGCTCCAATAGCTTTTATTTTAGTCTTTTCATTTGTTACAATAACACCATCCATAGGTATTTTTTCTATTTCATTTTTAGCTTCTGTAATTTCTTTGTCTGTTGCTTGAAAACCTGCTTCTGGTAAACCGATAATCCATTGATAAATAGGTATTGAAAATCTATAGATTAGACTGATAATATTTCCTTCTATTCTTCTTAATAGTTTTACATCTTCTAGGGCTGCTATTATTCGAGGAGTTCCAAATGCGTTATTAGCATCTTTGTCCATATAGATATGAATAACTTCAGTAGGAGCAAAAGATTTTTCATCTGTCCCTGTATCTTGTTTATATTTTAGAATTTGTCCATTTTTATCTCTAAGTATTTCCATTGTAGAAGGATCAACTCTAAAATATCCTCCAACAGGTTTTTTGTTAAATACACCTGTTGCTTTTATTCCGTTCATAATATTATCAACTCTAGATTTTATAAGGAAAGCATTAGAATATTTTATTAAATCATTTCCGACTTCTTGCCATAAAATATCAATTGGTTTTCCTGTTGAAAAACTCATTATTCTAAAACGAGTTTTGAGATATTCAATTGCTTTGTCGTTATCTCCTTTTAATTCATATCCCGCTTTAAACATTAATTGTTCATATTTTATAAAAGATGCTTTTATATACGAATCTGATTCAGATGCTATTTTTATTTCTTCCAAATTAAATTCTGGCGGAGAAAATTCTTTTCTAGAAGCTCCTTGATTTGCTATAAAACCGATTGCTTTTACTAAAAAATTTTTATAATTCTTTTGATTTATTTTAGTAGTAGAACCTTCATTAGTATTTGTTACTCGCTTAAATCCGAAATTAAAAGTTCCTATTTGCATTTTCTCACCGTCTTTACTCTGTTATAGTCGCTAAGATATCATTCTCTTTTACTATTAAATATTTCTCTTTGTTAATTACAATTTCTGAACCTGCAAATTGATTAAATATTACATAGTCATTTACTTTTAGATCTGTAGGTAATACATCTCCATTTTGGAGAACTCTCCCTTTCCCAATAGCAACTACATGACCTCTTGTAGGTCTTGATACTGTTTTAGTTGTAGCTAATACTATCCCACTACTAGTTTTACTTGTGTCCTCAATTTCTGGTTTTATTACAATGTTATCGTTTGATGGTTTTATTACCATTATTATATAGCCCCCTCTTTTATTAATTTTGTTTTAGCTTGAATTTCTTTTGCGTTTTTACTTAAATACTCATCAATAAATATTACTATTGTATTTAAGTATTTATACAGATTTAATAAATTTTTTTCATATTTTTCTGTATATTCTGTCTTTAAATTATTAATTATTTCATTTTGATAAGTGTCAAGTAAATCATATTCTTCTACAAAATTAGCTTTTGAATATCTTGACATCAATTCGAAAGACATTTTACATGCTCTTAAATATTGAATTATAGCTGTTGGTGTAATTATTTTATTAAATAGTCTAGCTTTTTGACCTTTTTCTATTTGTGATTTTATTATAAAATCTGATAATGGTTTTAAATCAAAACTTTTTATATCCTTTGTTGCTTTTGTATATTTACTTAATGATGTTTTTATTTCTTCTTCCGTTAAGTCATTTAAATATATATATATAGTTCTCATGTATTTCAATGTTACTTCGTTAATATCCTTTGAGTAATTTAAAAAAATATCAATCAAGTTTTTATTAAAAGTTGATTGTAATATTGTATTTATATCATTATCATAAGTATCTTTTATATCTCTTGTTATTGTGTCTGAAAAGATATCTATTATAGAATCTTCATCTATTGCAGAGTTGTTGTCAACAACATAATCTTTTGTTATTATCATTTTAGGCTTTGTTGGGTAATTTAGAGTGTTTGTTTTATATTCATCTTCAGGAATAGTTTTTATAAATAGTTCTATATTATCAAATACAGGTGTTAATAATTTTGATAAGTTTTCAGGCAATAAATCAAATGAAGTTTTTGATGTATTTATATTATTTTGAATTTGATTTAATAAGTTACCTATATCATTATCTTCAGTGTTTGTTTCTGTATTATTTACTTCTGTATTATCTACTTCTGTATTATTTATATCTGTATTATTTATTGTGTTTGTATTTAACGTATTGTTATTGGTAGAAATACTTGTATTAATAATTGTTCCTTCAGATTCATATTTCTTTTTATAATCAAAACTCGGTTTATACAAAATACTTTTTTTCAATCATTTTCAACCCCTTTTTTATAGTTTTTGAATAAAACTAGAAATGTTAGAGTAGGGGGGAGAGCTCTAACATTTCTAGAAAGAAAAAAAGAGAAGGGATTTATATAGAAAACGAATTATATAATTCGTGAACTACCACGTTGATCTACCATTATTCCTGTTGATCCCTGCTGACCTTGCTCCCCAACTATTTGATGATGAGCTCCGATAGTTTGTAGATACTTTTTGCCAAACAGGTCTATCTCCAGGAAGATCTGTTGGATCAAATTCAGGGCTGTTTTTTTGAGATTTCCAAGGATTTGTAAATCCTTGACTTATATCTTTTAGCATTCTTTTTATTCCAGTTTGACCTAATTGAGTATTGGTTATTTCAATTTTTGTAGACGTTTTAGGTTTTTTAATTGTTTTTGTTAATTCTGGAAATTTCAAAACAAATGCTAAATAACTTAATCCTAGAGCATCAATAAAGTGTTCATCTTTTGAAGAAAATACAGGTTGTTTGTCTTTTCCTAATCTTATTACTTCATAATCAATTAATTGTTTATGAAGAACTTCATCAAATTCTGATAATATCATTTGATTTCTTTCGAAAGCAATTTGTAATTGTGTAACCATAAATGGTTTCATAGGCTTTTTAGTTTTTTCAAATGTAATAGGATCTATCATTTCTATTACATTACTAAATTGCCAACCAACAACTTTGTTTTTTAAACCTGTTGAAGGTCTTTCATC